ATGGTAGAGTAACTATAGCTTTAACCTTTGAAGAAACAAAACGACCCTGATGGCTATTCCAGTATCTGAATTACAAAGCATCAATCCTAGTAGTTTGATTGAATTGTTTACATTAGAACTGTTTCAGAATTTGCATGGCAGTAATGACGTTTTAAGGTTTCACAGTGGGACGAAAATGGATACTAATGCAGATATAGTTTGGAGAGGTAATACTTATCAAAGATTTCCAGTTGAAGCTAGTGGGTTTGAATATGTTTCTAAAGGTCAAATACCAAGACCTACATTTAAAATGGCTAATTTGTTAGGTTTAACTAAAGATAGCCAACTTGTTACAGTTTCAGATCTAATGGTGCTTGTCAATCAAACAACTCCACAAAATGATCTCATAGGTGCAAAGTTTACCAGAATACAAACACTTGCAAGTAGTTTGGATGCTGTTAATTTTACTGGTAACTCAAATCCATTTGGCACACCAAATGCAGATGAATTACCTCAGAAAATTTTCTTTGTTGATAGAAAAGTATCAGAAAATAGAAATTTCGGAAATTGATAAAGCTGGTCGTAAAATACCCTATAGGCAAGTGCTAAGGTCTGAATTTGCTGGTGTTGGCACATTTATGAATCAATAAATATGTGGAAAGAAAAGGCTTTTGAACACGCAGTTACAGAACAACCGATAGAGTGCTGTGGTTTATTAGTTAAGGATAAAGGTAAATTGGATTATTGGCCTTGCAAAAATATTTCTTTTAAACACGCAGTTTCTAATTTTGTAATAGACCCAAACGATTGGGCTACTTGCGAAGATAATGTTGATGAGATAATTGGTATAGTTCATAGTCATCCAGAATTTAATATGGATTTTTCTCCACAAGATATTGCTTCTTGTAATGCTTTAGGTTTACGTTTTTATCTTGTTAATCCAATAACAAAAAGTATTATTTATATAGACCCAGAGGAATGTGATGCTTACTAAAATAAAAATATATGGACGTTTAAGAAAATTTTGTAATAACGAAAAGTCTTTTGAAGCATCAATAAAAAAACCTTTAGACGCTATTTCATTTTTGAAATGTAACTTTAAAGGATTAGACAAGCACATGGCTAATCAGCATTATTGTATAAAGGTAAGAGGAGAAGAAATAACAGAAAATAATTTACACATGAACATGAGTGGGGAAATTCAAATTATTCCTATAGCTCATGGAAACTTTTTACCGATTTTACTAGGTGCTGGTGCTTTGTTTGCTGGTAGTGCAATATCAGGTGGTGTTTTAGCATCTGTAGCAGCGTCTATCTTGACATCTATAGGCACATCCTTACTTATTGGTGGTATAACAGAATTGTTAAGTCCTACACCTTCACAAAAACGTGGCGGTAGTGGAATGGACGAAACTGACCCCGCTGCCTATGCTGCCAATTATTCTTTTAGTGGGCTGACAAATGTTTCCAGAGCAGGTATTCCAGTAAATTGTGTATATGGAGAAATTTTTGTTGGTTCAATAACTATTTCTAATGGTGTTGATGTAGTTCAAGTTAAGGAGTAAAAAATGCCAAGATTACAAGATTTAGACCAAAACACAACTTTTAATAATCCTGATCTACCGAAGGACGCATTATCAAGTAAACAATTTTCTACTATTGTTGAAATTTTATCTGAGGGCCAGATAGAAGGTTCGGCAACAGCAAGTAAAGCTGGTTTAACAGATAAGACTTCAACTGCCTATCTCAACAGTTTTCTCAAGGATGTCTTCTTAAATGGAACTCAAGTCTTACAACAAGCAGCAGTCGCAGCAAGTCCAGCAGATTCACAATTTAATTTTAAAGATATAGAATTTGATTTTCGTGACGGCACTGCAAGTCAAACCAAAATTCAAGGTGTCAAAAATATTGAAAGAACAAGTGCTGGAAGTTCACAGCCAGTCACAACAACTAATCCAAGAGAACTTACGATAAGTGACAGTTCTATTGAGACTGTAAGAGTTACAGTTCAGTTTACACAACTACAAACTTTTGAAGATAATGGAAATATATCAGGTGCAGAAGTACAACTGAGAATAAAATCAGTTCAAAATGATGGCACAATAACTACACATATCACTGACACTGTTAAAGGTAGAGCCTCAAATGCTTATAACAGAGATTATGAGTTTGACCTACCCTCAAGTTCTAGTTTTCCTGTAGTCATAAGAGTAGAAAGAGTAACTGCTGACAGTACAGATACAAAATTGCAAAATGAATTTAAGTTTTTTGCAATGACTGAATTATTAAAAGAATCACAGACTTATCCAAATACTGCTCACGTTGCTTTGAGAATTGATTCTGAACAATTCCCTAGAATACCCGCAAGAACATACCGAATAAGAGGAATAAAAGTAAAAATTCCACACAATGCAACTGTAGATATTTCTAACGGAAGAATAACTTATAGCGGTACTTTTAACGGCACATTTAAAACAGACAAAGAATGGTGTTCTGATCCAGCTTGGATATTGTATGATTTATTAATTAACGACAGATATGGTGCAGACGTATCCGAATCAAACTTAAATCAATATTCTTTTTACACAGTCAGCGAATATTGCAATGAATTAGTAGATGATGGCCAAAATGGTACAGAACCACGTTTCCAAACAAATATAAATATAACAACAGCGAAAGAGGCATTTACAGTTATCAATGAACTCTGTTCAATATTTAGAGGAATTGCTTATTTCAACGACAGTACTATCGAAATTGCCAATGACCAGCCAGCAGACCCTAAATACCTTTTTAACTTATCAAATGTAAAAGAAGAAGGTTTTACATATTTTGGTAGCAGTCGTAAAGCTAGACACACTATTATTAATGTTTCTTATTTTGATATGGAGACTCAGGAAATTGATTTTGAAACTGTAGAGGCAAGTCAAGCACTAAGAGATAAATATGGATCTGTTGTTAAAAATGTAAGAGCAATCGGCACTACCTCAAGAGGTCAAGCACAAAGATTAGGAAAATGGCTGTTACATAATGAACAAAACGCAGGTGAGACTTGTAGTTTTACTACTTCAATAGATGCGGGTGTTGTAGTAAGACCTCACGATATAATTTCTATTCAAGATCCAGTAAAAAGTGGGACTAGAAGAGGAGGACGAATCTCCGCAGATTCAACTCCGACTACAACTCAAATAACTGTTGATGACATTGCTAACACAGACATTCCAGCATTAACCGCAAGTCCTACTTTGTCTGTAATTTTGCCAGATGGTTCAGTAAGTACAAGAAATATTACAGGTATTAATGGAAATACTTTATCAGTTTCGGTTGCTTTTACAAATGCAGATGGTCAAAATACTGCACCAAATCCTAACAGTGTTTACATTCTAGAAACA